TTCAAACCTTCTCTCCCTGAGACCACCAGTACAGTGCCAGACTCACCATTTAATAAACCTGATACGCTTGACTTCGATGCAAAATGATACGGAAGTAAGCCAGATCAAACGAGGGGTCGGGCTAATTGGCAGCACTGAGCCTAGAATCCACACGCCTTTGCTTAAAGGTCGCACAAAGTCGCAAGAGGTTGCTGATCTAGCTGAGAAAATAGGTTTGCCGTTAATACCCTGGCAACGCTGGGTGCTAGATGACCTGTTATCTGTAGATGATAATGATATGTGGATCAAGAAGACTGGACTCATTCTTGTAAGTCGCCAATCGGGTAAGACTCATCTGGCCAGAATGCTCATATTGGCACATTTATTTATCTGGGGCTCTAAGAATGTCCTGGGTATGTCATCTAATCGAAATATGGCATTAGATACATTTAGAAACGTTGCATTTACCATAGAGGACAATCCATTCTTAAAAGATCAAGTAAGGCAGATACGCCTGGCTAATGGTCAAGAATCTATTACATTAAAAAATGGTGCCAGGTATGAAATTGCAGCAGCTACTAGAGATGCACCACGTGGAAAGACCGCCGACTTCTTATATCTTGATGAGTTACGTGAGTGGAGCGAGGAAGCCTTTACAGCTGCATTACCAGTAACACGTGCAAGACCAAACTCGATGACTTTAATGACCAGTAACGCAGGTGATGGCTTTAGCACAGTGCTTAATGATTTAAGAGAGCGTTCACTATCCTATCCGCCAAAGACCTTGGGTTATTATGAATGGTCAGCACCACAGCATTGTAAAATACACGATAGAAAAGCCTGGGCTATGGCAAACCCAGCCCTGGGATATTTAGTAACAGAAGAAACATTGGAAGAAGCTGTCAACACTAATAGCATAGAAGCTACACGTACTGAAATGTTATGCCAATGGATCGATAGCACTGTAAGTCCCTGGGTCTATGGATCAATCGAGCAGTGCAGCGATAGCAGTTTAGAGATACCTGTCGGGCCACAAACAATTATGGCATTTGATATTGCACCTACAAGGCGATCTGGGGCGCTAGTTATGGGTCAGGTTAAAGATGGGAAGATAGCAGTCGGATTAGCACAGCTTTGGCATAGTGATATTGCAATAGATGAAATTAAGATGGCTAGTGACATAAATGAATGGGCACGTAAATACCATCCTCACATAATCTGCTATGACAAGTACGCTACGCAAACTATTGCCACCAGATTAGAGCAAAGCGGATGGCGGATGGTCGATGTATCAGGTCAGGCGTTTTACCAGGCGTGCTCGGACTTAGCCGATGGCTTAGCCAATAATCGAGTAGTGCATTCTGGGCAGGCAGAGCTAGTACAGCACTTAAATAACTGCGCAGCTAAGACAAATGATGCTGGTTGGCGCATTATCAGGCGTAAGTCGGCTGGAGATGTCACTGCCGCTATATCACTAGCGATGGTTGTAAGTCAACTAACAAAACCTCAACAAACTGCGCAAATCTTTATCTAATTTGCACTATTTGTCCGATTTATGGTATAACATATACATATGGGTCTATTGTCTGCTTTGGGTATAACCAAAAAAACTGAATCTGTCCAAGCACAATACGCCCCTGCCATTATGGACACAGCTTATGGCTATGGTTCATTTACAACTGGTGTCGGTAATTTTCCTGGTGGATTAGATCGTAATTATGCGATGCAAGTTCCAGCAGTTAGCCGTTGCAGAAATTTAATAGCTGGTGTAGTTTCATACTTGCCATTAAAACTTTACAAAAAGTTTAATGGTGAGGAGTTGGGGAACCCTCTGTGGCTAGACCAGCCAGACTATCGACAACCACGATCCGTCACCATTTCTTGGACTGTCGATAGTTTGCTGTTTTATGGTGTTGCATATTGGCGAGTTATTGAAATGTATGCAGATGATCTACGCCCATCACGATTTGAGTGGGTAGCAAACAATAGAGTTACATTTACAACAAATAAATTTGGTACAGAAGTAGAAGAATACTTTGTCGATGGCGTAAGAGCGCCGATGTCAGGTATTGGGTCATTAATTACATTCCAGGGCTTAACACAGGGCGTATTAACTACAGCAGCACGCACAATACAAAGCGCATTAGATATTGAAAAAGCAGCAGCTGTATCTGCTCAAACTCCAATGCCATCTGGCTACATTAAAAACACTGGTGCAGATTTACCAGAAGCCCAAGTATCAGGACTATTAGCACAATGGAAGCAAAGCAGACAAAACAGAAGCACAGCATATTTAACTAGCACATTATCATACGAAACCACAGGGTTTTCTCCTAAAGATATGATGTACAACGAAGCACAACAATATCTAGCAACACAAATAGCCAGAGCTATGAATGTGCCTGCTTATTACATTTCAGCAGATATGAATAACAGTATGACCTATCAAAACATTATCGATGGTCGCAAAGAATTTGTTGCATATTCACTACAGCCATTTATTTGTGCTATTGAAGATCGCTTATCTATGGATGATATTACCCCACGTGGCCACGTAGTTAAATTTGCTATTGAAGAATCATTTTTAAGAGCAGACACAATCAAGCGTTTAGAAGCATTAGAAAAAATGTTGGCTTTGGGTCTTATAGATGTAGAAGATGCCAAAGAAATGGAACAAATGACACCTAACGGAAGAGAAACAGAAGATGATACTTACATTCAGTAGCCAGGTAGAAGCTGCCGATGGCGAACGTAGAGTTATTGCTGGAAAAATTGTGCCATACGAAAGTGTCGGGCATACCAGCGTCGGGCCTGTGGTGTTTGCTAAAGACTCCATAGAAATTGGCGATCCAGGAAAAATTAAAATGCTTATGCAACACAGGCCAGAAAAACCAATAGGCCGTATGCAAAAATTTAACAAAGCAGAAGATGGTATTTATGCTAGCTTTAAAATTAGTTCAAGTATGCAAGGCCAAGACGCATTGATTCTGGCTCAAGAGCAGCTAGTAGATGGCCTGTCTGTTGGAGTTGATGTAAATAAATCAATTCAGAAAAAAGATTATCTATATGTTACAAGCGCTACCTTACGTGAGGTCAGCCTAGTCGAATCTCCAGCCTTCGGAGAAAATGCGAAGGTAACTAAAGTTGCTGCTAGCGAAAGCGAAGCAGAGACACCAATCGAAACTAAAGAAAGCGAGGCTCCTGTGGAAGATTTAGCAACAGCGCCACAAGAAGCAAAGGCAGAGGCTGCTACTCCTACAGTAGAAGCTGCACGCCCAGTAATTACAGCACCATTAATTCAGACACGTGTACGTACACCTATCGATTCGATGGCAAAGTACACAGAGCACAAGATTAAAGCTGCACTAGGATCAGATGAATCAAAACTGTTTATTGCAGCAGCAGATGACTCATTCACAACTAACCCAGCATTTAACCCAACACAATACCTAACTGAGTTTGTAACTAACACTCGTTTTGGTACACCAGCAATCGATGCCTGCTCACAAGGCACACTACCTGCAAGCGGTATGACCATCTCAGTACCATCTTTGGTTACTTCAGCAGGTGGCGGCACAGGTGTAGCACCAGTTGTAACTGTTGAGGCAGAAGCTGGAGCAGTTGCTAATACAGGTATGGAGACTGCCTACCTAACAGGTACAGTATCTAAGTACTCAGGTATGAACACACTCTCAGTAGAATTACTAGAGCGTTCAGACCCTAACTTCTATGCAGAACTAACACAACAGCTACAAAATGCATATTTGACAACTATTGATACAGCCGTAGTAGCTGCATTAATCGCAGCTGGTACAAACGCATCAGCAACTACAGCAGATAGCGATGGAATTATTGCTTACACATCACAAGCTGCTAAGTTGGTTTACGAAAACACTGGTTACTTTGCACAGAATTACATCGGAAACCCAGCACAATGGAATGCATTATTAGGAGCTAAAGATACAACTGGCCGACCAATTTACAATGCGTTACAACCAATGAACGCAGCTGGAGATGTACGCCCTACATCGATTCGAGGCAACGTGCTAGGACTTGATCTATATGTAGACAAGAACTTCTCACAAACTGCATTTGATGACAATTCAGCAATTATCCTTGCACCAGAAGCATTTACTGTATATCGCTCACCTCAAGCGTTTATGTCAGTAAACGTAGTTTCTAACCTACAAGTACAGGTTGCTATCTACGGCTTTATGGCAACAATCGCAAAAATGCCTTACGGAATTATCAAGTACGCAAAGGCCTAAAAACACAATCAGTAATCTCTGGGGTTTAGTAGCCCTAGCCCCAGAGAGCTATTAGCAAAGGAGTAGAGAGTGCCAGCTAGTTTTGTGACCAAAACTGAACTGAGAGCTAATCTTGGAATTGGCTCTCTCTATTCTGACGCTGTGGTGGAAGAGGTCTGCCAATCGGCAGAAGATTTATTAAATCAGTATTTATGGTATAACGACGCACCAGTAGTGGCCGCTGGATTACAAAACAATGTCGCCACATTAGTATTAGCAAACCCAGGTATATTTGTTAAAGGTCAAAGCGTAGCCATAGAAGGCTGCGGAAACATTTATGGTGGTCAGCACACAATCACTGGCACAATACCTGGCATAACAATTCCAGTCAGTATTAGCACTGCATTCTGGTCATTTTTTACTAACTATTCATTCCCTAACGGATATTCTTTTATTCAGTTTGCAAAAGTACACGCAGACGATCCATTCCATCGCATTATTCCAAGTGGTAAAGCATCTGGGCAAGATACAAAAGAAGCAGATTACAGTGCGATCCCTGCCATTCGGGAAGCGGCTATGATTATTGCCGTAGATATCTGGCAAGCACGTCAAGTGAGCCAGACTGGTGGGGTAGGTATGGATGGGATCAGTGCCAGCCCTTATCGGATGGGTTATCAGCTGATTAACCGAGTGCGTGGTCTCATCCAGCCTTATTCAGCACCAGCGTCTTTGGTAGGCTGATGGCAGCGATAACCACACTGCGGACAACATTAGCAACCGCTTTAACAAACAATGGCGTTTGGTCAACCTTTGCCTTTCCACCTGCAACTTTATTGGCTAACAGCGTAGTGGTAACTCCTAATGATCCATATATTGAGCCAAACAATAATAGCCAAACAGGTATAGCACCCCTGGCTAATTTTAAGATTTTAATAACCACACCTGCATTTGACAATCAAGGCAACCTAAAAGGTATAGAAGATTTTATTGTGGCAGTAGTAACTAAACTAGCGGCATCTACCCTGGTTTACAATATATCAAGTGTCTCCGCTCCAGCTATAACTAACGCAGCTAGTGGAGATTTATTAACGTCAGAAATAACAGTATCAATCCTAACGAGCTGGAGTTAAAATGAGCACACACGAAGAAGACTTAGCCTTTCTGAAGAAGACTGGCCAAATTGCAAGCGCACCAAAACCAACTGCACAAACTAAGAAAGACGAGGAATAAGTATGGCAATTTATCTAAATAATAACGTAGGTGTTAAGTTGGCTACCAATGCTGCGCCTACAACACCATCTATCGACATTAGCTCATACGTAACTAATGCCGTAATTAATCAGATCGTGGATGAGTTAGAAGTAACCGCTATGGGTGACACAGCACACAAGTTTGTTGCTGGTCTACAATCAGGCACATTCACTATTGACTTTATCAATGACTGGGCAGCATCTCAGGTCAACGAGACACTGAGCGCAGCCTTTGGCAAGACTTTATCAGTATCAGTAATTACTGTTAAAGGCACTGCCGTATCAGCTACAAACCCTACTTACCAATTCTCTGTACTTGTAAATAACTTGACCCCAATCGGTCAGGGTGGCGTAGCCGAGGTTGCTACCTCATCTATCACATTTACAGTAAACTCCGCAATCACAGTGTCATCATCGGTGGCATTCTAACTAAGGAGTAATAATGGCAAAGTTAAAAATTACTAGGGCTAATGGCGAAGTCTCAGAGCACAAAATAACGCCAGGAATTGAATATAACTTTGAACAGAAATATGGTGCTGGTATTAGCAAGGTCTTGCGTGAGCACGAAAGGCAAACCGAGATATTTTGGTTGGCTTATGAATGCTTACGCAGGGCTGGTGCTCAGATACCTGTGTGGGGTATTGATTTTATTGACAGTCTAGAAACTGTCGAGGTACTAGACGACGAAAAAAAATAATCCAGCGGGATTCAATCCTTTACAGCATCGCACAGTTGAGCGTAGAGACTGGGATACCGCCTAGAGAATTTATTGATATGGATAGCGAAATGTATAGCGCAATTATACAGGTGCTAACCGATAGAGCTAAGGAGATTCGAAATGCCAGCAGAAGTCGTAGGCGTTAAGGATGTCCTTTCAGGCCTAAAGTTTATTGATAAAGATTTACAAGATCGCATTAAAATTGCTATTGATCCTTTGATGCGTAGCGTTGCAATTAAGGCTAGAGGATTTGTGCCTAGTAACTCTGAGGTGCTATCTGGCTGGACTAAAGAGCCTAATCCAAACATTAACTACCGCCCATTCCCTAAATATGATGCTGGCACAGTTAAAGCTGGTATTGGATATAACGCTGGCGATAATCGCACATTCAAAAATGGATTCAAAGTTAGCAACTATGTTTACAACGTAAGCGCACCAGGTCGCATATATGAAACTGCTGGCCGCAAAAATCCACAAGGCCGTGCACCATTCCAACAGATAGACCCAAGTTTGCCTGGCACAACCTTTGGCAAAGTGCAAGGATTTGAAGGCAAAGTCAGAGCACGTGAGTACACTTACAATAAATCTACTAGAGAGTACGCATCTAATAACCCATTTGCAGGGTACCAATTTGTTACTGCATTACCAGGATTAACCTCACAGCCAAAGATTAAAGGTGTACGTGGTGGTGGCCGCAAAAGCAAAGGCCGCTTAATCTATAAAGCCTGGGCGCAAGATAGTGGCAAAATTTATCAATCAATACTAGGAGCAATCAACGCCACAGCTATTAAATTTAACAAGTCAACAGATATCAAGAAGGCAGCATAATGGCCAACGTAGTAGTCTCGGCAATAGCCACTTGGAATGGTAAAGCACTTAATAAAGGCAAGAAGGAAATATCAGCCTTTGATAAGCAAGTAAATAAGCTAGGCAAAACCTTTGCTGGCGTCTTTGGTGCTCAACAACTATTCCAATTCAGCAAGCGAGCAGTACAAGCCTTTGCAGCCGATGAGAAGGCAGCCAAAGCCCTAGAAGTGCAATTACGTAATACTGGCTTTGCATTTAGCGCACCAGCAGTTGAGGATTACATAGCCAATTTACAAAAAGTTACTGGCGTATTAGATGACCAACTGCGCCCAGCATTCCAGCAATTACTTACAGCTACAGGATCAATTACTAAGAGCCAAGAAGCGTTAAATACTGCATTAAATGTAAGTGCTGCTACTGGTCGATCTTTAACAGAGGTGAGCGCAGCATTAACACGTGGATTTTCAGGCAACACAACAGGATTAACTAGGCTAGGTGCAGGCCTTAGCAAAGCCACCTTAAAAACTGGCGATATGGATAAAATTTTAGGTGAGTTAAACAGAAAATTTGCTGGCCAAGCACAGGCTAGATTAACTACCTATGCAGGTAAAATGGATTTATTAAGGGTTGCTACAGAAGATGCTAAAGAAGAAATCGGTAAAGGTTTATTAGATGCCATAAGTTTATTAGGCAAAGATAGAAGCATAGAAGATGCTGCGGATCAAATGGATACCTTTGCTAAGTCTATTAGTGATGCAATTTATGGTGTAGGTTTGTTAATAAGCAAATTAGATGGTCTAGCATCAAAGGTAACTTCTGGCGGTCTAGGTGATTTACTAATACGTTTACAGCCAGGTGGATTAGCCTTGCAAAGAGCCGTAAGTCTTGCAGGTAATGCTAGAAGCGCTAACGCACCAGACAACAAACAAGGCCGTGCATCGGCTCGTATCTTTGGCCAACAACTACGTTTAGAAAATAAATTAGCAGAGCAGAAAAAAAGAGAATTAGGCCTATTAGATGCCAAGAATAAAAAGCAAACCGAGGTAGATAAACTAGCCCAACAATTTGACGTTGAGCGCATAGGTTTAATGAAGGCACTGGGCGAAGCCACAGATGAAGAAACTAAACTACGTATCCAGTCTAAAATAGCCATTTTAGACAATAATGAGGCTTTGGCTAAGAAATTAAATGCTGACCTATTGGCTAAACAAGCCGCTGATTTATTAGCCGAATCTGCACGAAAAGCAGCCGCTATGTTAGATGCTATGCCTAATAAATTTGATGCTATGTTTACTAACCTAACTGCTTTATTTGTTAAAGGTGGATCAGACCTGGCTTCTGCTATGTCTTTGGCTGCTTCTTCTGTAAGGTTGTCAGCTGAGGCTGCCGATTTTGCTGCTGGTACTGGCCGATACGCTTACCCTCTAAATCCGATATATGGGCCAAGTACAACGCCAACAAGCCAGGGCAACACATACATTGATTACACTTTGAATACAGGTGCAGTATTAAGCACTGAACAAGGTTTGCAAAAACTGGTACAAGATACTGTTGCTCAAACTCTAAAGGGCGGTGGTGGTTTAACACCTGCTGGATCGATCATAGTGTTTCAATGACAGTCCCAGTAGTTAATGCTTACATAAATTTTAGCACTGGCCCAGCCTTTGCGCAGGCGATGATATTAGATACTGGCATATTAGACGTAAACGTATTGGCCGATTCAGCCGCTATTATTGTCGATGTATCAGATCAAATTAACTTTATACAAACTACAAGAGGCCGTAACCCTTTATTCGATCAATTTCAGACAGGGCAATTAACACTACGTATAGTAGATCAAAATGGCGATTTTAACCCGACCAACCCATCTAGTCCTTATTATACATATTTAACACCTATGAAAAAGGTGCAGATTACTGCTACTTATGGCGCAACTACTTATCCTATATTTTCTGGCTTTATCACAAGCTATGTTAATACCCAGCCTAAAGATGCTACAGAAGTGGCTTACACAACCATACAAGCTGTAGATGCGTTTAGACTGGCTCAAAATGCGCAGATTACTACTGTGGCAGGTGCTAGTGCTGGCGATTTATCTGGCACACGTATAAATCAGATATTGGATCAAATCGATTGGCCACCCACTATGCGTGATATTGATGCAGGTTTGACTACTTTACAAAATGATCCAGGCACATTACGCACATCATTAGGGGCTATGCAGGTGTGTGCTAGCTCAGAGTATGGGGCTTTGTATGTTGATGCTAATGGAGAGTTTGTATTTCAAGATAGAGCTGTAACTGCTGGCTCAATAGGTGGCACAGTAACTACCTTTAATGATAATGGCACAGGTATTGCCTATGCTAATGCCAACTGGAAACTAGATGACACCCTAGTTTTCAACTCATCTACTGTGACTAGGGCTGGCGGATCGCCACAGACCGCTATTAATCAGGCCTCAATAGATAAATACTTTATTCATAGTTATCAGATACAAGACCTGCTAATGCAGACCGATGCCGTGGCCTTAGATTACGCCCAGGCTTACACAGCTAGTCGAGCCGAGACCAGCGTGCGATGCGATTCCATAGAGTTAGACCTATACACGCCTAACTACAACGCAGGCATTATTGCAGCCCTAGATCTAGATTTCTTTGATCCAATCAGAGTAGTCACTACCCAGCCAGGTGGCTCTACCCTGGACAAGACTTTGCAGATATTTGGCGTGCAAAACATTATCACCCCAAACAGTTTTAGGGTCATCTTTACTACGCTGGAGCCAGTAATCGACGCCCTAATTTTAGATAACAATATCTATGGCACTTTAGACTATAATGTGCTTAGTTACTAAGGAGAAACAATGGCAGCAGGATTAGGATTTAAGGACTTTACAACAGGCGAGGTATTAACCGCAGCCGATGTTGATGGCTACTTAATGCAGGGTGTCTGGGTGTTTGCCAGTGCTGCTGCTAGAGATGCAGCTGTAACATCACCGCAAGAAGGTAACTTTGCATATCTTAAAGATACAAACGTAACTACATATTACACAGGTAGTGCTTGGGCAAACCTAGATACAACAGGTATGACTAACCCAATGACAACCACTGGCGATATTATTTATTCTTCAAGCGGATCAACACCTGCAAAACTTGGTATTGGTAGCACTGGAAATGTGCTTACTGTATCTGCTGGTGGTGTGCCAGCCTGGGCTGCACCTGCTAGTGGTTCAACTTTTAGTGGTTGCTCTTTGTATATGTCAGCCAACTTGACAGTTGCAAACATAACTTTGACAACAGTAAATTTTGATTCTGAGGATTTTGATGTTGATGGATACCATAGCACTTCGTCGAATACATCTCGTATCACCATCCCATCTGGTAAAACTGGTTATTTTTCTATTAGCACAAGTGCCGTTTGGGATGCTGGCAATAATTATTATCTTGAATCTTGGTTATACAAAAATGGATCTTTATTCTCAATGGTAGGTGGAGATGATGCTGGTATTTACAAAAATGTTCTGGCAAATACCAAAATTGTTTATGCAGTTCCGACAGATTATTTTGAGTTAAAAGTTAAACAACAAAATGGTGGAGATCGGGATTTGCTTGGTGGAACCGATGACACATTTTTTTCAATTACATATCTAGGAGCATAAAATGGATTTATATTCAAAAATAAAAAACGCTTACCCTGAATTAGATGATAAAGAATTTTGGTTTGGGGACATCGCCTTGCAAGATGATTCAGATGGTGTTGGTGCTTATATTTCCAAATGGGAATACAGCAAGCCAATTCCAGAGGGCTTAACACTAGGCAAACCCTCAGCATAATATTGAGGAATTGTGTGGATGAAACCTAAACTATGCGCTGCTGGAGTTCAGTTAAGAGATCAAATTGATACGTGGTTTCCGGATAGGAGTACTAAAAGTCCAGAAGGATGGCTGGGCGATAGCCGTCACTCCGCCAGAAAATCGGATCATAATCCAGACGCAAACGGGTGGGTACGAGCAGTTGATATTAATTCTAGGCTGGAGTCATCCGATAGCCTCGCACCTTATTTGGCTGACCAGATCAGAATTGCAGCCAGAAAAGATAAACGTATATCATACGTCATCTACAACGGGCGAATATGCTCAAAGATACTAAATTGGAAGTGGCGTAAATATTCTGGGGTGAATCCCCATAAGCGACATTTACACATCAGTTTCACAAAGCTAGGCGATACCGACGGAAGCCCGTTTGATATCCCATTAATCGGAGGAAAAATATGAAAATCAGCAAAAAACAAAAAGCGATACTAAAGTCATACGCACGTGGCGTATTGGTATCATTCTTAACATTCTTAGCAAGTAATGAATTAGGTTTAGACCCAGCGGTGTCTGTAGTAGTTGCAGCATTAGCAGGGCCAGCAGCTAGGGCTTTAGACAAATCCGACAATGCTTATGGCATCGGTTCTAGTGAGAAGTGAGTCCTGCAGAATGGGCTGGCTTTGCCGCAGGCATCGCCGCCGTATTGGTCGCTTTCTTTGGGGGTCTTCGCTATCTTATTAAAGGCTGGCTTTGGACATTAACACCTAACGCTGGATCATCACTTGCAGATCGTTTAGCAAGAATTGAAACACGCCAGGAAGAAATAATGCGCATTCTCCTAGACAGGAAGTAACCTTTACTTATGGCAACTAAACGCAAAGCAAAGAAGAAGCCTATGCGTAGGCGCAGGACTACTAAAGAGCCTGTACTTACAAAGTTAGATTTCTGGGCTATAGCAGCTAATGAGGTTTATATGGCTTGCCGTAAGTCTGGAATGGATGAGGGCACAGCTCTAGCCTTTGCGATGGATAGGTCAAGTTATCCAGATTGGATCGTAGATACAAAAGATCCTATTAAGAATCCACTTGACGATTTTGATGAGGATGAAGATTAAGCGTTGGCTAGTAGTCTCAGACTTGCAAGTCCCATACCAACTGGACTCTGCAATTATCAATATGAAGAAGATGGTGAAGCGTGAAAAGTTTGATGCTGTATTGGTGGTCGGCGATGAAATGGATTTCCAGACAATTAGCCGTTTCAGCGATGGGACACCTTTGGCTTATGAGCAGACCATTCACGATGATCGTGAGCTATGCAAAGAAATCCTGTGGGACTTGGGAGAGTACAGCCGTGAAATGCATATTGTCAGGTCTAATCATAGCGATCGCTTATATAACACTTTACTAAAAGTCCCTGGCTTAATCAGCTTGCCAGAGCTGCAATACCCTAAATTTATGGGTTATGCCGAAATGGGTATGACCTATCATAAGACAGCCTATGAGTTCCATCCTGGCTGGGTGTTGGCTCACGGAGACGAAGGCAGTATGAGCCAGCACGCTGGAATTACAGCCCTTAACTTAGCCAAAAAATGGGGCAAAAATTGCGTTGTTGGGCATAGCCACAGAATGGGCGCCAGCACCTTTACAGAAGCCATAGGAAGCCATTACAGGCCTATTACAGGCATAGAGAGTGGGAATCTATGCAATATGAAAAAAATGTCTTATATTCGCTATAACAGCGCAAATTGGCAGAATGGTTTTGCTATACTGGAAGCGTCTAAAAAGGGGTTAACACCTACGTTAGTCCCAGTCGACCCGAAGGATGGCTCATTTACAGCTTTAGGCAGACACTATGGGGCTTAATACAGAGTACGTCGAACGCACTATCGATGACCATATCGATGACTTCGATGATATTAACGTTATCTAATCGTTATACAAAAAACGCCCTAAATCATCCACAAAGTCACCCACAGGTGCAACACTATGCCTGTGCCACAAAGTATGTGCGCATAGATTGGGCTACAAATGACAATGGAAATGGCAGTTTATTTATTTATAGGGCTGAGTATGGCGTATTGGCTGGTGCTAATGCGTATTGATGATATGAAGCAAACGCACTACTGGCGTGGCCGTAAAGATGGCTGGGATATGCACCGACGTATGATCCAAAACAAGGTTAAAACCGATGAGGTATTTGACTATGACAAAAACTGAGAAGCTACTAGCTGATGTTGTCGATATGGTGCATACAAGGGGAGCGGTCTATGGTCACCCTTACACAAACCACAAAAGGATCAGTGACCTCTGGTCGGCATATCTCGACCATCCAATTACGCCTAGTCAAGTCGCATTATGTATGGCGCTCGTCAAGGTTTCTCGGCTTACTGAGTCTCCAAATCACAGCGACTCGGTCATCGATGCACTTGCTTACATTTCGATATACCAGACAGTCCTTGAAGCAGAAGCCGACGTCAATTTTACCTGGGGGGATGACTAATGGCATTTGATCTAAGTCAATATGAAACAGTTGAAGAACGTTTAGAGAAGTGGTGGAAAGAGAATGAAGACGGATCTATCCAAACAGAACTGGTTAATAGGCCGAATGGTAATCCAGATGAGTTTGTGTTTGTGGCTCGCTTATACCGAACTACAGCTGATGCGGTTCCAGTTGCGACTGGTTGGGCGTCGGAGATCCGTACTGGTAGCAGCTTTAATAAGTTTGCTTGCGAACTCGCAGAAAGTTCTGCAATCGGGCGTGCTTTGGCTAACTACATCTATTCGAAAAAAGGCGCAAGGCCTAGCCGAACTGAGATGGAAAGAGTCACAAATTATTCACCACCAGGAACAAGAGCTAGGGCTGTAGAAAATGCACTGCGCCAGTCTTTTGCAGAAGATAAAAAAGAGCCAACGGTTTGGTCAGTTGGTGATGCAGTAGAAGCTATACCGCTGCCACCTAAACAACAAGAATGTAAACACGGAGCAATGATACTTAAAGAGGGCACAGCTAAAACTGGTAAGCCTTATTATGGTTATGTATGCAGCGCACCGAAAGATCAACAATGTGATGCCCGCTGGCACAAACTCACAGCTGCGGGATCGTGGTATTGGGATGGGGGTGAATAAATGGGATATGTAGAAATTATTGATGGCTCAGGTTATCAAGCACGCCTCGAAA